CTGTCAAGCTTATGCAAGGTGGAGGGAAGCAGAAGAATTTTTAACAAAGCATGGAACTATTTTTAAAACACCATCAGGATATATTCAACAGGTGCCGCAGGTTTCTATTGCTCAAACCTATCTTAAAATTATGAAAGACTTTTGCTCTGAATTTGGATTAACACCATCATCCCGTACTAGGATTAAAGTTGGTACAGAAACAGATAAAAATGATGATCCTATGGAAGACATTCTAAGGATGGTATAAAAATATGTTTGATGAAAAGAAAGCTGAAAAAGTAGTAAAGTTTATAAATAATTTAAAGCATACGAAGGGTGTGTGGCATGGAGTTCCTTTTGATTTATTACCCTGGCAGGATAAAATTATTAGAGATATATTTGGAACTGTTAAGGATAATGGCTATAGAAAATACAATACAGCCTATGTAGAAATTCCAAAAAAAAATGGAAAAAGTGAAATTGCTGCAGCTATAGCTCTTTATCTTACCTGTGCAGATAATGAATGGGGAGCTGAAGTTTATGGCTGTGCTGCAGATAGGCAGCAGGCATCTATAGTTTTTGATGTTGCAGTGGATATGGTGGATCAATGTCCAGCTCTTAAGAAAAGAATAAAGCCTGTAATATCTCAAAAGAGATTAGTTTATATGCCTCTTGGAAGCTTTTATCAAGTTTTGTCCTCGGAGGCTTTTAGTAAACATGGACTTAATGTTCATGGAGTAATTTTTGATGAGTTACATGCACAACCTAATAGAGAATTATATGATGTTATGACAAAGGGCAGTGGTGATGCAAGAATGCAGCCGCTGTTTTTTTTAATTACAACCGCTGGAACAGATAGAAATTCTATATGTTATGAGGTACATCAAAAGGCAGAGGATATTTTAAGAGGTAAGAAAATTGATAAAACCTTTTATCCTGTGATATATGGAATTAAAGATGAAGATGATTGGAGCTTAGAGGAGAATTGGTATAAAGCTAATCCATCACTAGGGCATACCATTGACATAGAAAAGGTTAGGAATGCTTTTAATAGTGCAAAGGAAAATCCAGCTGAAGAAAATATATTCAGGCAGCTTAGACTAAATCAGTGGGTTAAGCAATCTGTAAGATGGATGCCTATGGATATTTGGAATAAGTGTTCTTTTGAAGTTAATATTGAAAAACTTAAAGGTAGAGAATGTTATGGAGGCTTGGATCTTTCAAGTACGAATGATATTACTGCCTTTGTTTTAGTTTTTCCACCAATAACTGAGGATGATAAATATTATGTTTTACCTTTTTTCTGGATACCAGAAGATAATTTGAAACTTAGAGTAAAAAGAGATCATGTTCCATATGATGTATGGAAAAAACAAGGCTTTCTTGAAACTACAGAAGGAAATGTTATTCACTATGCTTTTATTGAAAATTTTATAGATGAACTTGGAACAAAATTTAATATAAAAGAGATAGCCTTTGACCGCTGGGGAGCTGTACAGATGGTTCAAAACTTAGATGACTTAGGGTTTACAGTAATTCCTTTTGGACAAGGCTATAAAGATATGAGTCCACCAACAAAAGAACTTATGAAAATTACTTTAGAACAGAAAATAGCTCATGGAGGGCATCCGGTTTTAAGCTGGATGATAGATAATATATTTGTAAGAACAGATCCAGCTGGAAATATAAAGCCAGATAAAGAAAAGTCTACTGAAAAAATAGATGGAGCTGTGGCTTTAATAATGGCTCTTGATAGGGCAATAAGACATGAGAGCAAAGAATCGGTTTATGAAAAAAGAGGAATGAGAAGTTTACTTGATTAGGAAGTGATGTTTTGAAATTTATAGATAGATGTAAGCTTTTTTTAACTCCACAGAATGCATTATTTGAAGTTCTGCAGAAATATTCGCAGGAATTTTTGGCTGGTGAAGATATTCCTACAGCAGATAATTCAACCATAGATGCTAATACAGCTATGAGTTTTACAGCAGTTTTTGCTTGTAACAGGGTACTTTCAGAAACTCTTGCCAGTTGCCCTATATTTTTATATGAGAAAGACAGTAAAGGCAATAGAGTCCAAGTTACAGATGCTCCAGAATATCAACTGATGCATTATACACCAAATCCAGAAATGACACCGGGACAGTTTAAGGAAACAGGAATGAGTAATATGAATTTGGGTGGAAACTTTATAGCTCAAAAGGTATTTAATCTTCATGGTGATTTATTAGAACTTAGACCTATTTTATGGAATAGAGTAAGGATTGATATAGATAAAGACACAGGAAGGCTTCTTTACTTTATTGATGGAAAAACTGAGCCAAAAACAAGAGATGAAATACTACATATACCGGGGTTAACTTTGGATGGTTATATAGGAGTAACACCTCTAACTTATGCGGCATTAACTATTGATATTGGATTATCTCAAGACAAGTTTGAAAGAAATTTTTATCTTAATAGGGCATCTACAAGTGGAATATTTCAGTATCCTAATGAGCTAGGAGATGAAGCTTTTAAGAGGTTAAAAAAGGACATAAAGAAAAATTATACAGGACTTTCTAATGCAGGAGTGCCTATGATACTTGAGGGTGGAGGTCAGTTTAAAGAAGTTACTATGAAGCTTACTGATGCACAGTTTTTAGAATCCAAGAGATTTAGGATAGAAGATGTATGTAGAATATTTAGAATACCACTTCATCTGGTACAGGACTTAACAAGATCAACTAATAATAACATAGAACACCAGAGCCTAGAGTTTATTGTTTATACAATGCTCCCTTGGTTTAAAAGATGGGAAGAAAATTTGAACTTACAGCTGCTTTCAAATGAATCAAAAAGAAAAAATAGATATTTCGAGTTTAAGGTGGATGCACTTTTAAGAGGAGATGCACAGACTAGAGCTTCAGCTTATGCACAGGGCAGACAATGGGGATGGCTTAGTGTAAATGATATAAGAAGGCTTGAAAACATGGACCCGATTGAAAATGGAGATATATATTTACAGCCTTTAAATATGAGTGAAGCTGGTACTGATGATATAGAAAATAAAAATAAGGAATTGGCGGAGCAAATATATGAAATAATCTCAAAAGGTGGTGAAAAGCGTGAGTAAAGGTAAGAAGTTTTGGAAGTTTAATGCAAAAGAAAATAGTGATGAAGGAGAGCTTCTTTTATATGGGGATATAAGTGATTCCACTTGGTGGGGAGACGAAATTACACCTAAAAATTTTAAAGAAGAATTAGATTCACTTGGGGATATTAAAACCTTAAATGTTTATATAAACAGCGGCGGCGGTGATGTATTTGCAGGACAGGCAATATATTCAATGCTAAAAAGACATAGTGCAACAGTTAATGTTTATGTGGATGGACTTGCAGCAAGTATAGCTTCAATAATTGCTATGGCAGGAGATAGCGTTAAAATGCCTAAAAATGCAATGCTTATGGTGCACAATCCTTGGTCTTTTGGTATGGGGAATGCAAATGATTTTAGAAAATTAGCTGATGATTTAGATAAAGTAAGAGAAAGTATGATTTCAGTATATGAAGATAAGACGGGGATGGAGAAAGAAAGTATAGTTGAACTGCTGGATGCAGAAACTTGGATGACAGCAGAAGAAGCACTGGAATTAGGATTTGCAGATGAAGTTGAAGAAGAAAAACAATTAGCAGCTTCGTTGAATAATAGAATATTTGCTATTAATGGATTAAAGGTTGATATTACTAGATATAAAAATCTTCAGGTAGGCAAAATTCAGTTTAAAGAGTCAATTCCAACTCGAAGTAAAATTAATAAGCTTAAAGAACAGCCTGTTAACATAGAAGAAATTAAAGAAAAAGTTACAGACAATAATAAAGTTCCGGCAGTTAAGTATGAAAAGCAGGTTCCTATAGATTTATATAAAAAGTTAAATGAAATTCATGAGAGGAGATTTAATATATGAGTTTAAAAGAAATATTAAAACAAAAACTTGACTCACAAGCAGCTATAGTACAAGGTGCAATTGATGCAGCAAGGGCAATGAATGAAGAAGAACAAAAGTTATATGATGATTTAGAGGTAGAAATTAAAAATCTTGAAAAAACAATAGAAGCAGAAGACAAGCTAAAAGAAAGAGAAAAGCTTAATAAGACACCAGTCAATGAACCTATATATGCTAAACCTAAAGATCCTAATGAAAAGAAATGGAAAGGCGGCATGGGAGAATTTCTTCAAGCTGTAGCAAAGGCATCTTCACCTGGTGGAATAATGGACAATAGGCTCATATATCAAAATTCAGCATCAGGTTTGAATGAAAGTGTAAGTTCAGAAGGTGGATTTATGTTGGAAAATGATTTTATACAGGAAATGTTTGATGTTATGATGTCAGAAAGTCAGGTTGCAAACAGAATAAGAATGATTCCAATTGGTGCAAATACAAATAGATTAAGAACTCTTGGCATTGATGAAACTAGCAGAGCCAATGGAAGCAGATGGGGCGGTGTTCAAGCTTACTGGATAGCTGAAGCAGAAACTGTTACAAAGTCAAAACCTAAATTTAGAGAAATTGATATGGCACTACAGAAATTACTGGCACTTTGCTATGTTACAGATGATTTGCTTCAGGATGCAACAGCTCTTGAGGCAATAGTAAAACAAGCTTATGCTGATGAAATGAGCTTTAAGATTGATGATGCAATTATTAATGGAAGCGGTGTTGGAATGCCACTAGGTATATTAAATTCAGATGCACTTGTTTCAGTACCCAAAGAAAAAGATCAAGCAGCAGGAACTATAAAGTATGAAAATATACTTAAAATGTGGAGCTCAGTGCCTGCAAGGCTTAGGGCAAATGCTGTGTGGTATATTAATCAAGAAATAGAACCACAGCTTTATACTATGGCACTAAATATAGGAACGGGAGGAGCACCTGTATTTTTACCTTCTGGAGGAGCTTCAAGTTCACAGTATAGCACTCTTTTAAATAGACCAATAATTCCAATAGAACAGTGCTCTCCATTAGGTAAAAGGGGAGACATCATACTTGCAGATCCTACGCAGTATATTGGAATAGATAAAAAGGCACCAACAGCAGATGTGTCAATACATGTAAGATTCTTGTATGATGAGCAGGTATTTAGATTTATTTATAAATTCAATGGTGCTCCGTATAGAAGTAAGCCTATTACACCTTATAAAGGAGCTAATGATTTAAGTCCATTTGTTACTTTGGCTGACAGATAAAAAATTGTTTATATAAGTGATGTATTAGGCTATAATATAATAAAAGTATTATTTGTTGGAGGAATTATTATGGAGAAAATAAATCAACAAAATAACTTATATGAACAATTC